AGACCATGGCTGCCACCGCCATCACCGCGGGCACGATCAGCCGCACCGGAACCGCCTACCAGGCGCTCGCGGCGTGCGACGCCACTAACGGCAACACCGTGCCCAACTCCGGCCAGGTGTTCCTCGAGCTGTCGAACACGGACACCAGCGCGCACACGGTGACCGTGGCCATCCCCGGCACCGTGGACGGCGTGGCGAGCCCCGGCAGGCAGATCAGTCTCGCCGAGTCAGCGCACGGCCTCTACGGGCCGTTCCCGCTCGCCGTCTACGGGCCGAACCTCGCGTTCACCGCGGACTCCAACCTGGTTGAGGTCGCCGCCTACCAGCTCCCGCTGAGCTGAACGGAGGACTCCGGATATGCCCGCCAGGCTGGCCTCGCCGATCGGCCAGACCGTGCATTACGTCTCGTATGGCACTCCAGCAGGTGAATACAAGTCCGAGTGCCGAGCGGCGATCGTCACCGAGGTGCACACCGACCCGGTGCCCAAGATCGGGCTGTGCGTGCTCAACCCGACCGGCATGTTCTTCAACCGCGAGGTCGAGTACCACGACGGCGGTGAAACGCCCGGCGATCCGGACTGTCCCAACGATCACGCCGCCATGCCATTCCGGTACTGCCCGGAACCCGGCTGCGGGTGGCAGGAAGCCAGCCACAAGGGCGGCACCTGGCACTACCTAGAAGCGTGTCGAGGACAGTGACGATCAACATCCGGGGAAATCCAGTCGAGGGGCGGTGACCGATGGCCGACAACAGTGCACCGCGCCAGTTGAGCGACCGCGAGAAGCGCGCGCTCGCCGGCAACGCCCGCGCCACACCGTTCGACCTGTACGACCGGCTCTTCCCGGACTACCGCGGCGGCGATGTCTTCACGTACTCGTGGGACAACCGGCGACTCAAGGAGATGCTCGGCCGCTCCGGCAAAGCGAGGTCGGTCGAGCAGGTGCTGACGCTGCCGCTGCGCTCGGCCTCGGCGACGCTGTCCGGCAGCGGCCCGGCCGCTGACCTGGTGCGCCGCACCCTCATGCCGAAGCTGCCGCACATCATCGGGCAGATGACCGGCGCGGTGAGCTACAAGAAGGCGTTCTTCGAACTGGTCTGGAAGCTCGACGCCGGCCAGGTCGTGTTCGACGAGATCGCTTGGCGCCCCCCGGCGTCGTGCGAAGCGGGGTTCGACCCGATGACCGGGCGCCCGTCCGGGTTCCGGCAGATGATCGCCCACCCCGCCGGTGTGACCGTGCCAGCGGAGGGGCAGGACACCATCCCCGGCTACGTGCGGATTCCAGCGAACCGGGCGTTCATCTACACGCATGGCACCCACCGCGAACCCGTGCTCGGCGTGTCCGACCTGGACGTCGCGTTCTGGTGCTGGGAAACGGTGCAGAAGCTGCTGTTCCTGTGGTTCCAGTACCTCGAGAAACAGTCGCTGCCGAACGTGATCGCCTACGGCAACGACCCCGACGAGGCCGATGAGAACGCCGCGACCATCGCCGAGATGAAAGCGGGCGGTTCGATTGGGCTGCAGCGGCCCCCGGACCCGACCGCGAAGGTGTTCGACATCCTCGAGGCGAGCGGTGCGGGCGCGGACCAGTTCATTTCCGCCGTGAAGTACCTGGACACAATGATGGTAGCCAGCGTGCTCGCGGGGTTCACTGAGCTGGCCGACAACTCGACCGCGTCCCGTATCGGGTCCTACGCACTCTCGGCCGACCAGTCCGAGTTCTTCCTGTCCTCTCGGCAGGCGGTCGCGGACGAGATGGCGCACGCCATCAACGAGCACCTGATCCGGCCGCTGGTGGTCTACAACTTCGGTGCCGACGTGGAGATGCCGACCGTGACGATCGGCCCGTTGTCGAACCGCGACACCGACCGAGCACTGGACATGCTCAAGGCGATCGTCGCCGCGCCGCAGCTCAACGTGCCCGGGTCGTTCGTCGACGAGCTGGTCAAGTCCACCGCGAGCTACCTCGGGTTAGACGAACAGACCGTGCAGACCGAGATCGACAAGTTCGCGAAGGAACGCGCCGCCACGCCGCCGCCCGGCGTTCCGCCGGAGGCCGGGCACATCGGCACCGCGGTGCGTGCCGCGACCGGCATGGTCCAGTCCGGCAACGGAACAGCCTCGGCTCCGACACCGCGGCCTCCAGCATCGAGGCCGGTGACCGTGCCGGGCGTGACCGTGTCGGCCCCGCACTGACGAGGGGGCGATCGTGACCACACCCGTCGCCCCAGACCAGCAGCAACAGTCGAACACCGCCGAGGACGCCGCGACGGTCGCCGCGATCGCCGCGCTGCTGGCGATGGTGCCGCTTCCGCCGGTCGGGCGGCTGGTCACGCTGCTCACCCAGCACCGCGTTTCCCGGCCCGCGGCCCGCGCCGCCGTCGCGCTGGTCACCTCGGCCGGTGAGAACCGGGTGCTGCCGCTCGGCCCTGCCGGGCGCGGCATGCAGCGCACGAACCTCCTGCGGCGGGCTCAGTTCCTCCTGGCCGCCGCGAAGCGCCTCACCCGAGCATTGGGCACCAACCCGTCCAAGGACGCCGTCATGGCGGCGCTCAGGCGCGAACGGCAGTACTGGCGGCAGCACCTGCACGCCAGCGACCGCCGCACCCAGACCGCCGCGCTGGTCGACTCCGTGGCCGACACCAGCGCTGGCCAGGTCACCGATCCGCGAGAACCCGCCCGGCCGCGGCGCGTGCTGGGCTGGAAGGCGATCCTCGACGACCGCACCACCCCGGACTGCCGGCTCGCGCACCGCAAGAACTTCTACGCAGACCAGAAACCGCGCATCGGCTGGCCGGGCGCAGTCCACGCCCAGTGCCGATGCGTCCCGGTCCCGCCGTGGCCGACCCGCCAGCTTGTCGACGGCGGCCTACTCCCGCACCTGCCCGGCCGTACCCGCGAGGTCGCCGCATCCAACCCCAGGAGGTAGCCGTGACCGACCACACCGGCGGCATGATCGCCCTCGTCCCCACGGCCGCGGACGCGCAGAAACTCGCCGTGCCAGGCGGCGACCCTGCCGACGAGATGCACCTGACGCTCGCCTACCTCGGCGATGACGTCACCAAGCTGCCCGATCACCAGGTGGCCGCGCTGAAGCACGGCACCGCCGCCATCGCCCGCGGCATCGGGAAACCGGTCGACGGCCAAGTGTTCGGGCACGCCGTGTTCAACCCCAACAGCAGCGAGTTCGACCCGGCGCACGTGTACATGGTCAACGGCCACCTCGCGCCCGCCCGGGAAGCTGCGCACCGGATCGGGCAGCGCGTGCTCGGCGGCGATTACCCCACCCAGCATCCGAACTTCGTTCCGCACGTGACCGCCGGCTACGACCTGCCGCCCGGGAAGCTGCGCCACACCGGGCCGGTGACGTTCGATCGACTGCGCCTCGCCCTCGGCGGTAAGACCCACGACTACCCGCTTGGGGAGGCTGTCACCTTGTCCAACACCGTGGAGCTGTCCGCGAAGACTCCCGCGCTGGCGAGCGTGCATCACCCGCTCGGCGATCCGGCCGGACCCGGCCTGTTCAAGGTCAAGGGACTGCAGCTTCCGGCCTACATCCAGAACATCGCCCGCGCGATCATGCGCGGCGGTGTGCCAGAGTCCCGCGCGATCTCCATCGCGATCGGCCGTGTCGAGGACTGGGCCACCGGCAAAGGCAAGGTCAGCCCGGAAGTACGGGCAGCCTCGGCGAAAGCGGTCGCCGAGTGGGAAGCCGCACGGGCACGAGCCAAGGCCAAGCCGAACGAGCATGCCCACGCCAACCCCTGGTACGACAACTTGGCTCGCGGCTACGACGAGGGCGGCTACCTCCCCGGCGGGATCGTGCTGGCCCGTAACACCACGGGACGGCCCATCGAGCTGTCGCAGCCGCGCCGCCCGACCGGGAACACAGGTGCCGGCCAGTGGTTCGCCGACGACCCGGCGACACCCCGGAGCGCACCGGTTCCGACCGTGAACCAGAAGCAGACGAAGACGTCCACCAAGGCGCCCACTGCACCGCTGGTGGAGCGGCTCTACAAGGTGTTCCTCGCCAAGGGCATGAAACCCGACGCAGCGCGCCGGTTCGCGCAGCAGGCGGCACTGCGACACCAGAAGAGCATGACGAAGACCGCGAACATGGCCGCCACGCGCGCCGCGGTGGACCTGGCCGTCCCGGTGCGGCTGCGCGCGAAGGCCCGCCAGAAGGCCGCCGAAACGGGCGAAGCGCTGCCGGACGGTTCCTGGCCGATCCGCACCCGCGGCGAACTCGCCGACGCGCTCCGCAACTGGGGCCACGCCGTTCAGGCCGGCAACACCGGCGAGGTTAAGGCGCACATGCTCAAGCGCGCCAAGGCGCTCGGTGCCTCACAGGCCGTGCTCGACCACATCCAGCAGCTGAAGGAGTGACCAGCATGCCCACCCAGGTACTCACACCATTGGATTTCGGCGTCGCTACCAAGGTGACGCCGAGCATCTGGCGCAAGCAGATCTTGCCGGTCGGCAGCATCAACTACCAGGGCCGGAAGATCGAGTTCAGCCGCGAGAAGCTGGCCGCGATCGAGGCCGCCTACCGGGACAGCGCTTTCGACTTCGTGCCGCTCGTCCTGGCGGACGAGAAGAACACGCACACGATGGATCCCCGGCAGACCTCCGGCAAGGTCATCGACATGGAACTCGCCGCGGACGGTCTGGACGTGATCGTGCACGCCGATCCGGAGGCCGCCGAACTGCTCGACAAGCACCCGGAGATCGGCATCTCCGCCCGGATCTTGGAGAACTACGACCGCGCCGACGGCAAGAGCTACCCGGCCGCGATCCAGCACGCCCTGATCACCGCCGACCCGCGCATCACCGGTATGCGGCCGTGGGAGGCAGTGAACCTGTCCATCGAGGTCGACAACACGCTCGACCTCACCGCGGGCACCTACACCGACAACACCGAGGAGAAGCCCATGGCCCAGCTCACCGCCGACGAGCTCGCGAAGCTGCGCAGCCTGCTGTCCGAGTTCGACAACGCCCCGGCCGACACTCCCGACGAGCCCACGGAGGACGCGCCCAGCGACACCCCGGCTGAGCCGGAGCTCACCGACGCGGAACTGGAGGCCATCGCGCTCGAAGCGCTGGCCGCCGAGGGAGGCGACGAGCCGGCCGAGGTCGCTCCGAAGCAGCCGGAGCCGGAACTGGTCACCGCCGCCAACGACAGCGCCGCCGTCGAGCTCGCCAATGCCCGCACTGCCGAGCTGCAGGTGCAGCTGGCGAACATCCAGTCCCAGCTCGACGAACGCAACTACGAGGCCGAGCGGGACCGGCTCGCGAGCGAGTTCGGCATTCCGCCGGCGGTGACCGAGCTGGCCCGGCCGCTGCTGCTGGGCTCGAACGTGATCGAGCTGTCGAACGGCACCAGCGTGGACGCCGGCGCAGTGATGCGGCAGGTGCTCACCGAGTTCGGTCGGCAGATGAAGCTGCTGGACCTGTCCAGCCCGCTCGGCAGCCCGCTGGAGACCGACCAGGCGAAGACCGAAGCCGACGAGCGCAAGTCCTGGGTCGAGCAGGCGCGCACCCAGTTGGGCGTCTGACACCAGCCAGTTCCCGCCACTTTCACCCATCAGCCCCCGCGATGACCGGGGGTTTCGTCATGTTTGGAGAACTCATGTCTGGAGTCGTGCCGTTTCTGACAGACGGGCCGGACACCTGCGAGGTGTCGGCCGCGGTCGCCGGCGGTCAGATCGTGGTGCCCGACGGCACCACCGGCAAGGTCAAGCCGTCCGTCGGCGGTGACACCACCGTGCTGGGTGTCGCCCTCACCGACGCGCAGCCCGCTGGCAGCGCGCCCACGAACCCGATCAACACGGCGTGGCCCGACCCGTACACGTCGGTGGCCGACGACGTGGACATCCCGGTCACCTACGCCGCCGCCGCGACCTACGGGCAGCGCCTCAAGGCCGCCGCGAACGGCCAGGTCACCCCGTGGGTGTCGGCCAGCGACACCGACTACCGGCTGATCATCGGCCGCTGCACCCAGCCTGCCGGTGTCGCCGCCGGCGCCGTCGGCCGCGCCCGCATCGACGTCCAGTGAGCGTGACGATGGCTGCCAGCGACAGCTACAAGGGCATCGCATCCACGCTGCTTGGCGACCTCTGGCGCGAGGTGATCGTGCACATCGCCGCGCTTGAGGGGAGCCAAGCTACGTACACCGATCCCGCCAACTACGACGCGATGCACGCCAACCTCGTGTCAGCGCGGGACGCACTCAATGCCGCAATCTTGGCGAACAACGCAGACAACGGCTGAAGCGCCCGAACTTCCGATTCTCCTGGCCGTACTCGACGGCCACCACTCGTGAGGAGTAACCCATGGCCACGATCCCCGTGGTGTCGTCGACCGACGGCCCGAAGGTCACAGTCAACGACTTCGTCCGCGACCCGCTGCGGCTTCCGACGCTGATCATCGACATGATGAAGCAGGGCTTCATCGCCGACGCAGTTCTCCGCTCCGCCGGAACCACCGAGTCTGGCGCGGTGCGCTACAACGAGTCCACGCCGCCCTACGCTGACACCGATAGCGTGATTCGGGGCGAGTTTTCCGAGGTCCCGGTCGCGCAGACCAGCGTCGGCTCACCGAAGGTCGCCTACGCCGAAGAGCGTGCGCTGGGCATCCTCGTGTCGGACCGGATGCGGCGCCGCCAGGTCGTCGACCCCGTCACCCGGCAGCTGCAGCAGGTCAAGAACACGATGATCCGCAACTGGGCGGACGCGTTCCTGAACCTGATGCTCGGCAGCGCCGGGAACGTCGTCACCGGCTCTGACTGGTCCTACGGGTCGGCCACGGCGAAGATGCGGCACGACATCAACCTCGCGCGCAAGGCCGTTCAGACCGCGAAGACCCCGCAGGGCGCCGTGTACGGGTTCACCGCCGACGTGATGATCCTCGGCGAGGCCGCCGCGTTCGACCTGCTCGACGACGACACCTTCAACAAGCCGTACAACGGCAACATCGCCGACCAGTCCCTCCAGTACACCGGCCTGCTGCCCAACAAGATCCAGGGCCTCAACGTGCTGGTCACCCCCGAGATGGACGCGCTGGCGCCCGACAAGGTCATCATCACCCAGCGCGGCATCTGCGGGTTCATCGCCGACGAGATCCCGCTCCAGGCCTCGGCCGTGTACCGGGTCGAAGAGAAGAAGTCCTGGCGGTCGGACGTGCAGCGCGCCTCCGCGATGGGCCTGGACCAGCCGCTCGCCGTCGCCGTGATCGACCTCGCCAACGTGTAAGGAGACCAGACCGATGCCTGAATACCTGCTGCACAAGCGGCTCGTCTGCGACGCCGGCACCTTCGCCGCCGGTGACACCGTCAACCTTGACCAGGAGGCAGGCGACCGCCTCACCGCCAACGGCTGGGCCGAGAACGCCGACGCCGACGCGGCCTCGGTGGACGAATCGCCCGACAGCCCGGACGCCGACACGCCCGCAGCGGATGCGCCGTCGAGCCCGGCGCGCAAGACGACGCCGAAGACGACCAGCAAGACCGCGGCCAAGACCAGCGGCGGCGAGTCGGACGGGAGCTGACCGGTGTACGTGACGGCTGACGCTGTGCGTGCCGTGCTCGCCCGCGACCCCAACAACCCGATCGGCACCGCGGCCGAACTGGGCGACGCGGACATCACCTCGGCCATCACGTCCGCCGAGTCCGAGGTCGACGCCGCGCTCGCCGTCCGCTACACCACCCCGTTCGCCGACCCGGTGCCGCAACTGGTGCAGGACCTGACTCGCGACATCGCCGCCTACCTCGCCGACCTGCTCTACCGGCAGGGCAAGGACTACGAGACGACAAACGACCCGGTGCTCCTGCGCTACCAGCGGGCCAAGGACCTGCTGGACAAGCTCGCGTCGGGGAAGCGGGACCTGCCGTCCGGGCCCCCGGTGGTCGAGGGCGCGGCGACGATGCGCGCCCACAACCGCTACACCGGTGACCTGTTCGGGCTGGACGACTTTGGGTTGGGAGTGCGGAGTGGCCACGTTCGACGACCGTATTGGTGAACTCGCCGCGCTGGTCGGCGACGGCGAACTGCGCGGCTCCACGGTGGTGGACCAGTTGTATGCCCGCTATCAACACGAGGAGATGCAGCTCAACCACCCGCGCGGCGGCCAGGCGAAGTACTTGGAATCCCCACTGCATTCCCAGTACAGCGGCTACCTGGAGGACATCGCCCGCCGGACGCTGGAGACCGGTCCGGTCGAGCCGATGATCGACGCCATGGAAGATCTGGCCACCGAGCAGATCGGCCAGTACGCGCCGATCGAGTTCGGCAACCTGCGCGAATCCGGTCATCCGAGCGTGGTCAGCGACGGCGAGACGGTCTACGACCGGGAACCGGTGCAGCGGCGCCTTACCGAGGCCGAACTGCGGGAGCAGGAACGCACCGGGATCCGGCACCGCCACCTACACCCCGAGCAGTACGGGGAATAGGCGATGTGGACCACCGAAACCGTCATGACCTGGTTGACCGGCCTCGGCCTGACCGTGCCGGTCATCAACGGCGCCGGAACCATCCCCGACATGCCGGACCGGATCTGCGTCGTCACCCCCATCCCCGGTGTCGGCCTCGCACTGGAAGGCGTCGCCGACACGCCGGGATTCCAGGTTCGGATGCGGGGCTCCCAGAACCAGCCCGACGACGCCGAGAACCTCGCGCTGGACGCTGACCGGCGCATCCTCGGCGCCGCTCTCCCCGCCGCGGTCGGCACCACCCACCTGGTGTGGGTTACCCGCTCCGGCGGCCGACCCGCGCCCCTGTCGGCCGCGCCGGACGACGGTGGCCGCACGGAGTTCGTCTGCACCTATCTCGCTCGAATCCTGGAGGCACCATGACCACCCCCCGCAAGGGCACCGTGAAGACCTCGGCCGACGACAGCACGCCGCCGGCCGAGGCCGCGACCGACGACACCGCGGCGGACACCGCGACCGCCAGCGACAGCACGCCGGTCAGCGCGGATACCACCGACGCCAGCCCGGCTCCGGCCGCCGAAGGGTCGACGATCCTCGCGACGCCGCCGTTCACGGCCGAGTTCCGAGTCGGCCAGCACGTGATCACCACGAGCGGCACCCCGATTCCCGCGTCGGAAGCCGAATCGGTGCGCGTCGCCGCGCTGCGCTCCGGAATCGCGCTGCGCGAAATCCAGTAACCCCCAGCTCAGCCACCCACGGCCCCCGGTCCACTGCCGGGGGCTTCGTCATGTCCGGAGGACACGATGCCCACACTGATCCCCAGCTACGACCCCAGCAAAGTGCTCGTCGGCCTGGCCAGCATGTACCTGATGCCCTACGACGCATCCAGCCCGGCGACGCTGCCCGCGGACACCGTGCCGCTCGGCACCGCCTGGGGCGGCCTGTGGACCCCAGTCGGGGCCACCACCGACGGCCTGTCGTTCGAGGTGAAAAGAACCCCGCAGGACATCACCATCGAAGAACAGATGACATCGGTCGACCAGCGGACGAAAAGCATGGATTTCACCGCGAACCTCGAACTGTCGGAGGACACGCTCCAGACGATGCTGTGGGCCTACGGTGGCGGCACCATCGTGTCCACCGCCGCGTCGACCGGTATTCCGGGCATCTCGACCCTCACGATCTCCGACGAAATGGACAACTTCGCGTTCGGGTTCGAAGGCCAGAACGACGCCGGATTCTGGCGGCGCGTCCTGGTTCAGCCGGTGAAGTCGACCGGCAACGCGAAGACCGCGTACCGGAGGGCCAACAACCAGCGCTCCTACGCGATCAGCCTGACCCCACTGTGCGCGCCGTCGGACGTCGTGATTCGAAACATGGACAGCCCCGCCCTCTGACCCCCTTCCGCCCCTGCACTGTGAGGAGAACACCTGATGGGATTCGTCCTGTCCGAGCACGCCGCGCCGCTCGACTTTGATTTCGGTGGCGGCATCACCGGCACCATTCCCGAGCCGTCGTCGCGGGCAGTGAACCGGTTCCTCGAGCGGCTGCGCACCAGCGTGCGCGCCGCCGGGGTCGACATCGAGGACACCGCGGATTCGTTCGAGCTGTCGCGCGTGATGCAGCGCCTGTCCGCTGAGCAGATGGACGCGGTCACCGACGAGTCGATCGACGCAATCTGCGAGCTCACCCAGAACCACCCCACCAAGGATGACCTCGTGACGGTGGGCCACCGACCACGGCAGGCGTTCCTCGGCTGGCTGCTTGGGGAGCTGACCCGCCCGGAAGGGCCGAAGCCCGGTACGACGCGTACACCCGCGGCCGTGCCGGGCGCCTGACCTACTACCTCGTCCGAAAACACCTCGGCTACACCGTCGAGGACTGGGACGCCCTGCCCTGGTGGCAGAGCCGCATGTACCTCGACGAACTCCAGCGCGACCTCGGCGGCGGCGACCCCGGTGAGCCCGTGACCGAGGACGACAAGCTCCGCGCCCTCGGCTTCCACATCGAATGACGACAGGGGGTGAGGGCTGTGGCGTTCGACGCCGGCGCGATCCAAGCGACCCTCACCCTGGACCGGACCCCGTTTCAGCGTGGCCTGGACCAGGCTCGCGCTGATCGGGACCGGTTCACCGGCGAGGACTTCACGGTTGGCCTGGACCTGGACACCGCGGCGGCGTCCGGGCGCCTGGACGCGTTCCGGTCACAGCAGGCCGGGGACACGATCGGCATCGGCATCGATGTCGGCACGGCCGCCGCTGGGGTGGCGCTCGCGGACTGGCGGCGCCTCCAGGAAGCCACCTCCCTGGGTGTGGGCGTCAACGTCGACACGGCGTTGGCCAGCGCCCGCATGGCCCAGTGGCGTGCCGCGGAAGGCACGCTGCCGGTACGCGCCGACGTCGAGGCCGACACGAGTGGGGCGACCAGCAGCATCGACGCGTTTAGCACGCGCTGGCAGCTGATCGCCGCGGCGATCGTTGCCAGCACCCCGTTCATCGGCGGCGCGATCCTAGCCGGTGTCGGTGCCGGGTTCGTCGGCGTCGCCGCGCTCGCGGAAAAGAGCAACGCCGACGTCAAGGCCAGCTGGACCCAGCTGTGGCAGGACGTGGTCGCCGAGGCCAGGTCCGCGTCCGACCAGCTCGTGCCCCAGATCGTCGGCGCCGCGAACCAGATCGACGCCACCTTGCGGCAGGTCGGCCCCGACCTCCAGCAGGCCATGGCGGCCGCCGGGCCCGACATCGTCACCCTCACCCGCGGCCTGGACGACCTCGCCCTCAACGCCATGCCGGGTCTCACCTCCGCGATGCGGGAGGCGCAGCCTGTCGCGCAGGGCGTGGCGTCGCTACTTGGCACCCTCGGCACCGCGGCGGGCACCACCCTGGACTCCCTCGGCCAGCACTCCAGCGACCTCGGCACCGACCTGCAATCGTTGGGCAGCATCGTGCAGTCCGTGCTCGGCCTGGCCACCACCCTCATCGAGGTGGCCGCGAGCACGTGGGCGCAGAACGCCGGGTCGATCGACGCGGCGATCAACGGCGTCACCACCGCCGCGTCCACGCTCGCTCAGGGCGCGCTGCCGCTGCTGTCCGGCACCCTGACCGCCGCAGCCACCATCCTGCAGGGCATCACCACCGTGTTGGGGCCGGTCGCGCCGCTACTCGGCACGGTCGCCGGTGCAGCCCTGGCCACATGGGCCGCGTTCAAACTCGCTGACCTCGTCACCTCCGGTGTGAACGCGCTGGCCAACGTCGTGGTGTCGCTCGCCGGGAACTTCGAGGCCGGCGCGGCACGAGCCGCCGCCTACACCGCGTCGATGCTGGGCGTGGAGGCCGAATCGTCGGCCGCGGCCGGCGCGATCACGGCGACGGGGGCGGCGGCAGCCGCGGCGGGCACCGAGGTGGGGATCGGCCTGTCGGCGATGGCCGGCCCGATCGGCATCGTCGCCGGGCTCGCTGCGGGCGCGATCGCGTTGGGGTCGGCGTTCATCCACACCGGTGGGGACGCCGTGCAGCTCTCCGGCAACATGGACTCCCTCACGGCGGCGCTGGAGCGCTCGCACGGGGCGATGGACCAGGCTGCGCAGGACGCGTTGCAGGCTGACCCGGATTTCAAGGCGGTCGCCCAGTCGGTCGACGCGTTCGGGGTCTCCTCGACGGACCTGGCGAACGCGCTGCAGGGCCAGGGCGGATCGCTCGACGCGCTGCGGACGAAGCTCCAGGGAATCGTGGACGCACACACCAAGGCGTCCGCGTCGACGAGCACGTACGGCGCGGCGACGGGCAACCTGCGGACCGAGACTGACGCCGAAGGTCGCTCGGCGCAGGCGGCGTTAGATGCCCTCAACGGGCTGGTCGGCGAGTACGACAAGTCGACCGCATCGGCCGCCGCGGCGGCGGCCTCGCAGAACACGGCAGCGACAGCGCTGGCGAATAGCTCGCAGTACCAGCAGGCTGCGTCCGGGACGGCGAACCTGCTCGGCTTGAGCTTGGCGAACGTCACCGCGGGCTACCAGTCGGTGATCGTGGCGTCCGGTGCGACATCCGCGACGGTGGCGGCCACATCCGAGGCGTTCCTCAAGCAACAGCTGGCGGTGGCGCAGGCGGCGACCTCGATGGCGCAGCAGTTCACGCAGGCCGATGCGCAGGTCGTCCAGGCCGAGCAGTCCGTCGCCGACGCGCACCACAGCGTCGCGCAGGCCGCGCAGAGCGTGATCGACGCCCAGCAGGGTGTCGCGAATGCGGCGCATTCGCTGGAGCAGGCGCAACGTTCGCTGCAGGACGCCTACAACGGGGTGGCCTCGGCGCAGCAGGCGTATGCGCGGTCACAGCAGTCCGAACTCCAGGCCGAGCAGGCACTGAACCAGGCCCGCGAGCAGGCGATCCAAGACCTGAAGGACCTGCATCTGCAGCTCGAAGACCAAGTCTTGAGCGAGCAGCAGGCGCGGGTCCAGTTGTTCGACGCCGAGCAGGCCGCGGCCAGCCAGGGCGTGACCGCGGACAACGCGCGGACGATCGCCGCGCAGCAGGTCACGGACACGAACGAAGCGCAGATCAAGGCCGCCCTCAACCTGATCTCGGCTCAGAACGCCCTGAACGACACGCTGAACTCCGGCGACAAGCTCCGCGCCCAGGTCAACGCGGCGGATCAGGCCGGCGTGAACGGTGCGCCGGGCGTGATCTCGGCACAGAACGCGCTGCGCAACGCCCAGGACCAGGTTGCCTCTTCGGCTGCGGCGCTCGTGAAGGCGAACCAGCAGGTGGCGGATGCCCAGTGGGGTGTGCAGCAGGCCTCCCTGGCGCTGCAGAAAGCCCACCAGCAGGTGACCGACGCCCAGTACCAGCAGCAGCGCGCGGCCGACCAGCTGCGAGCGGCGGAGCAGAACCTCACGGCCGCGCAGGACGCGGCGTCGCGGTCGCTCGACCTGCACACCGCCGCGGGGCAGCGGAATCTCGGCATGATCTTGAGCCTGTGGGACGCGATCAGCAAGAGCGGCCTGCCGATCCAGGAGCAGTACAAGGCCGCTGTCGACGACGTGGCAGCGGCGTTCGGGGGTTCCCGCGACCAGGCTGCCGACTACCTCAAGCAGATCGGCCTGATACCAAAAGATTTCCAGTACAGCGTTACCGCGATCACCCAGGTCGATCGCAGCAATTTCGACACGTGGCTCAACGGGGTTCTGTCGACCGGCGGATACGCCATGGACAGCCGGAACCAACAGAAGACGGTCGGTGGCACCGGCTACGCCACAGGTGGCCCGGTCGGCGGCCACAGCCCCAACTCGTCGGCGGACAACATCCCGATCTGGGCGACCGCTGGGGAATGGATGCAGCCGGTCGATGCCGTCGACTACTACGGGCCCGACTTCATGCACGCCGTCCAGAACAAGCAGTTCCCGCGCGGCGATGACGGGGCTGCGATGCCCGGTTACGCCTCTGGCGGCCTTATCGAGCAGGCCGCGAACAGCGTGTATGCCGGCGCGTCGCTGGGCGCCGCATACCTGGCGACGAACAACGCCCGCCGCGTCATGGGTTTCCCGACCATGCCGGATCTGCCGCAGTACGACCCGACCGCCGACGTGGCCGGAATGATCGGCTATGCCCCGAGTGCGGGGGTCGCACAGTGGGCTGGCGCGATCCTTCAAGCTCTCTCGATGCTCGGCCAGGACCCGGGCTGGTTGGGCACGGTCGAGCGCCGCATGAACCAGGAGTCGGGCGGCAACCCGAACGCGGTCAACCTGTGGGACTCCAACGCTAAGGCCGGGCACCCGTCCGTCGGCCTGATGCAGGTCATCGCGGGCACCTACGCGGCGTACAAGGGCCCCGACGCTGGTCCGTACATGTACGGGGTATCGGTCGATCCGCTCAGCAACATCTACGCCGGCCTGGACTATGCGCTGCACCGCTACGGGTCGCTGTCCGCACTGAACCAGCCGGGTGGCTACGACAACGGTGGCCTGCTCGATCCCGGCTGGACAGCGGTCTACAACGGCACCCGGACGCCGGAGAACGTACGCACCGCACAGCAGGAAGACGCGTTGCTCACCGAGATCCAGGCGTTGCGCGCCGAGGTCCGCGGCGGCGATATCCACATCAACCAGTCGTTCAACGGCAACCGCTGGTCTGCCGAGGAGCTGGCCGCGGCGTCGACCAGGCGCGCGGCCGAGGCGTTCAGGGGGCTGGGATGACGACCGTGACCGTGGGTGGGCTGGTGATGGGCCAGCCCACCGTGGACGACTACGGCGTGACCTGGTGGCACCAGTCGATCTCGGGTTGGCGCGACGGCACCGGGATGCGCACCAACTTCACCGACCGACCGCAGGGCGCGGGCGCCTACGACGGGCCCGCCTACCCGGACAAGCGGGTCATCGTCATCTCCGGAACCCTGCGAGCCCCCGACAACCCGGGGCGGGCACGCGCCATGCGCCGGCTCGCGGCGTGCCTGGCAGACGGATCGATGGGGCAGCTGACCGTCGCCGACGACCTGGGCACGCTCATGGCGTTCGTACGCCGCTCGGACAAGCCCACGATCACTATGGCCGGAACCACCTGGTGCGACTACAGCCTGCAGTTCACGGCACCGGAGCCGCGGCTGGTCGCGACGGACCTGCAGGCGGCCACGACGTTGATGGCGCAGTCCGGCGCGGGCGGGGTCGCCTGGAACGGCACCGTGCCGGTCTTGAACAGCAACAGCACGTTTGAGGCGACCACGGATCCGTGGGCCGCGACCTCGGGCACGCTCGCGTGGTCCGCCGCGCGGGCCCACTCCGGCACGTATTCGGCTCAGATCACCCCGACCGGGTCGGCCGCGACCGCGGCGATCCAGTCGGAGCTGGTGCCGGTGGTGGCGGGCAAGACGTACCGGGCGCGCACGTGGGCGTGGTTCACCAACGCGGTGACCAGCAACTATTCACCGTCGATCGCCTGGTACAACTCTGCGGGCACGCTGATCTCGACCTCGTCCAGTGCACAGTCGGTGCCGGCGGCGACCTGGACCCAGGTGGACGTGATCGCCGCAGCCCCGACGGGCGCGGTGCAGGCCCGGATGGTGCCCACTCTCTCCGGAACGCCCGCGGCCGCACAGGTCTGGTACGTCGACGACGCCACGCTGCGGCTGAACCCGACCGGAACGGAGTGGAACGGCCCGACCGGCACAACGGGCCTGTCGTGGGGGCAGCCGTCGGACACCGGCTCGGTCGTGGTGGACAACCTCGACGGCACCGCCGAGGCCGACCTGCTGATCACGATCACCGGACCATGCTCCAACCCCAGCGTGTCGACGTCGGACTCGTGGATCACCTACCAGGGCGACCTGTCCGCCACCGACGTCCTGGAGATCAACACCGGCACCGGGTCGGTGCGGCTCAACGGCATGAACCGGCGTCCGCTGCTGCGGCGGGCGCAGTGGTTCACCGCGTTACCGGGCGAGCAGCTCGCCATCCGGTTCACCTGCGAGGGCACGCAGAACGCGCAGGCCACCATGACCGTGCAGTGGAGAGTGAGTTACGCATGACCGCCGTCGCCATGACCGACGCGCTGCCGCTGACCGAAGCGGACGGCTCCACAGGCCGCAACAACGGCCGCGACTTCCGCAAAGGCCTGCTCGCCTCGCTGCTGGTGCCGGACGTCAAAACCGACCCGCTCGCGGTACGCAACGGGGTCCTGCCGCACGACTACGACACCAACGGTGTCACCTCGCTGCGGGTGGACGCCCAAGCCACAGCGGACACCACCGTCCTGGTCAGGCCTGGGGCGTTCGTGTGCGAGCGGGCTGGCCAAGGTCCCTACATCGGGTGGACAGAGAGCGCGAGCACCGTCACCCCGCCGACCGCGGACGTGTCCAACCCGCGCATCGACGTGGTGTTCGCGCATGTCAGGGACATTGCCAGCATCTCCACCGATCCCAGCACCGGGCCCGTGCTCGACGTGCTGCAGGGCACCCCGGCGGCCAGCCCCGTAGCTCCCACCGCGCTACCGGACGGCGCGAGTGCGCTCGCCCAGCTGTACCGGCCCGCGAACGACTCCACGATCACGAGCGCGCGCATCACCGACGTGCGCCGCTCCTCCGGCCTGTGGGGCGCGGTGCGGGTCCTGCTCGCCGGCGACGCGATCTCCGACCCCGGCAAGGTCCGCGGCGAGCTGCGGTTCCGTGCCGCTGCCGGGTCGCTGCCAGCGCTGGTGGACTACTGGGACGGCACCCAGTGGCGCGGCACCATGAGCTTCGTCGTCACCGACACCTACCCGGGCACCCCGGACTCGGCGTCGCTGGTGTACGGCACCGTGTCCAGCTCAACGGCGATCGTGACCACCACGATCCCTGACCCGGGCTGGCCATACCGGCTGGTGGCGAACACGCACCTGCGGTTGAACGCCGTCACGAACGGGATCACCGCGAGCATCTACATCAACGTCAACAACGGCCCGTTCGCGAGCGCGATCGTGGTGGCCGGGCCCAGCGCGGAGAACGTTCCGCTGCTGCCGACCGGCTCGACGATCTACACCGGTTCGGTCACGGCGCGGCTCAAGCTGGACCCGATCGGCTCCGGTTCGGCGACGTGGCGCGCCGACGTGCGCAACAAGATCACATACCAGATCATCCCGGCCTGATCGGAGGTTCGCGTGGCGATTACCCCGGTCGGCACCCTGGTATCCGCATCCGGAAACGGCCTGTCCAGCCTCACGGTCACCCCGAACGCTGTCGGCAACTCGATCATCCTTGCCGTGGACGTGCTGTCCGACTCGATCTCGTCCACACAGATCATGGGTGGCAACTGCACCTGGACGCGCCTGTACGGGCCGGTGATCGACGACGTGCCGATCCTCTACGACCTGTGGCTCGGCGTGGCCACCTCGACCGGGCCGGCCACCGTGACACTCGGGTTCGACGGCGACGTGTCCGGGGTCATGGTCGAAGCCGTCGCCAGCCAGTTCACGAGCAGTCGCGGCCCCGCGGCGAGCTGGCAGCGCGACACCGCCACCCTGCAACTCAACGCCGACGCGGTCGATGTGCCGTTCCCGCCGCTGACCCCGGCCGGTCCCGCCGAGCTGTACTGGGGCTACGCGGTCCTCGACAACACCGGCGAAGCCGGCGCCGATGCGGGCTGGACGTTCGAGATCTCCAACGACAACAACGTCGTCGCCTACAAAACATGGGTCGGCGCGGGCGACGCCCCCACCGCGCATCAGGCGACCACCGGGTTCTCCCGCGTCGTCGCCGTACTGCTCAGCGACGGCAGCCCCACGCCCACCAGCAGCGCGCCGCCGGCCGTGGTGTCGCGCACCACCGCGACCAGGCCTCCCCGCCAGCCTCAGTTCCGGCTCGCCCTGGCCAACACCACCACAGGTCAGGTCGTGGCGGACCTGCCATGGACAGGGACCCCTCAGTGGTCCCGCGGAATCAACATCTCCGGCACGCTGCGGCCCACGATCCCGCTGTGGCCCCGCCTGGACCCCGACACCCGGCAGTACCTGCGGGAGCCGTGGCGGTGGACCGTGCTGTGGTGCTACGGCCACCAGATCCTGCAAGCCGGCATGCTGGTCAAGGTGTCGCCGTCGGATGACCTGACGACCGCGGACCTGCTCACCACCACGCTGTGGGACGCCCTGTCCGCCAAGCGACTGGTCTACAGCACGCCGGGCCTGATCTCGGTGGGCGGCGACGTCACCAACCCGGCCGCCGACATGGTGTTCTCCTCCACCTCCTCGGACCCGGCCAACCAGAACCTGTCCTGGGGATCGGTAGCGCGACGCCTCGTCGAGATGGCCACCATCGGCAACCCATACCCGCAGTTCTGGTTGCCGATCGTGCTGCCCGACGTCACCACCGGCACCGCCACGATCACCTACTACGCCACCGACTTCGCCTACACCGGCCAGCGCCTGACCGACATCATCCAGATGGACGGCGGCCCCGAACTCGAGTTCAGCCCCGAGTTCACCGACTCGTCGGAGTCGGCCTTCGTGTGGCGCATGCGCATCGGCGAACCGCGGCTTGGCCAGCTTGGGTTCCCGCACGCCTGGGACTACGGCAAAGCCGCCCAGACCTACCTGCCGAGCAGGGACGGCGTCGACATGACGTGGCGCACCATCACGAAAGGCCAGGACTCCCGTAGCACCAGCGGCGGCAGCCTGGCGTGGGCGGACTCCGTCTCGGTCTCCCCACCGTGGTCCCTGGCCGGGTGGCCATGGCTGCAAACCGTGGACACCACACACATGTCCGAGACGGACATCTCAGTCCTGCGGTCCTACGCGGTGCAGGACACAACCACCAACCAATACCCGATCCAGACATCGAGCGCCGTCGTGCGCATGGACGGCCGCTCGGCCGGTGGTCAGCGCACCGGTTCCCCGCCGATGGACCAGGTCCTCCCCGGCGACACCGCGGTGTTCACCCTGAATGGCCACCCGCTCGAAGATGACGGCCAATACGGGGTCCGAATCATCGGCACAGGCTCCGGCTCCGACCTGTGGACCGCGGCGCTCACACTCCAGGTGCTGGGGGCGGTGACATGACCTACCCCGCGATCCCCGACGGCCGCCCACGCATGCAACCCGATCTGGCGGCCGAGGTCGCGCGCCTGCAACGACAGGTCGCCGAACTGACCCGCACCGGACCGGTACCGGTGCCCTACACCCCGATCTGCACCGTCCGGCTCACCGTCAACGTGCCACTCGGAGCAGGCGCCAACACCTGGGCGCAAGGAAACTGGTCACCAGCGGCTGGTGATGACCCCGACGGCTGCTTCACCTCCTCTGCGGTATCGGGCACCTACTCCTACATGACGGTGCCCCGCGACGGCCGCTACCTGGTCGGCGTGGGCGGCCAATTCGCCAGCGTTCCGTCCGGGGCAACGTGCGTGGCGTACATGGCCAAGAACGCAGTGGATCTCAACGCCTCGCTGGTGCGCGATGCCCGAAACACCACCAACCAGGGCGGTGACGGCGTTACCTGCTGGGGGTTGCGCCCCCGCTACCTGCGAAAAGGCGACATTTTGTATTGGGGCCACTGGGGTTCGGGGACCTGCACGCTCAACTCCTCCACGCTCAACGTGCCGACCGAAGTGACCCTGATCTGGATGGGAACGAGGTAACCAACGATGACCACTCCAGCACCGAGCTACGCCACCGCGGCCACCACCGCGCAGGACGCCGGCTTCAACGACCGGGTACGTGCAGCGCTGCTCGCGGCGTGCGTCCGCATCGGCTCCGGCGCCTTTACCGATGCGAACCAGAAGGCCTACTACATCGGGTTGTCGAACTCGATCATCGGCAACGCCGACCACTACGTCACCGTGTACGCCTGGATGCTCGCCGCCTACAACCAGCTCGACACCACCTGTGCCGACGCGGACCTCGACGCGGCGATCACCGCGCTGTGGCCCACGGTGTCCGGCTATGTCGCCGCCCAGACCTGACACCCGCACGACCCTTTCCGTATCCGTCCAGCCCCAGCCGCCCCGGTTGGGGCTTTCTCATGCGAGGAACCATGACCTTCCGCTACCTGCGCGAACACCCCGACAACCCGCACCGGCTCGGCCGCCACCGGATCCACGATGCGCTCACCCCCGATCGGGAGGTCACCCCGCGCACCCTGGCGCGGCGTCCGCTGGCCAGCGTCGACCACCAGCGTGTGTGCGCACCGTTCGACCAGGACCACTGCAACCCCGCGGTGATCAGCGAACTCGGCGGCGACCCCAGCGTGACCGCGCTCGGCAACTGCACCGCGAATGCCGCCCTCGGCTGCCTGATGACCGCACCATTCCACCGCGCCGGCTGGGCGTTCACCGAGGACGACGCGGTTCGCCTCTACCACGAGGAAACACAGCTCGACGACACCCAGATCCCCGGTGAATGGCCCAACGACGACACCGGATCCTCCGGCCCGTGGGCCATGACCGCGCTCGAGAAGCGCGGCCTCATCGCCGGATGGCGCCACACCCGCTCGCTGCATACCGCGCTGCGCCTGCTCGCCGCGGGCCCTATCGCCGTCGGAAGTGCCTGGTTCCAGTCCATGTTCGAGCCGGACCGGGACGGTGTGGTCACCGTCGACGAGCGCTCCGGGCTCGCCGGCGGCCACGAATACGAACTCACCCGCCTCGACGTCGAAAACCAGATGGTGTGGGGCCCCAACTCGTGGGGCACCGGGTGGGGCCGGGACGGCTACTTCGGCATGTCCTGGACCGATCTGGACGTCCTGCTCGGCGAGGGCGGAGACGTTGTCCAGCCGATCCTGCACTGATCCAGGTCACCCCGTGAATCAGGGACATCCCCGCCACCTACCCCAGATACGAGGTGACCGTGAGTGACTTGGCGCAGCTGCTCCCCGGTATCGCCTCGATCATCACCGCCCTATCGGGAACTGTCGTGTCGATCTGGGCCATCACCCGCGGATCGCCCCGCGAGCGGGAAACCGCAGCACGCGCCGCGCTCCAGAAGGTCCTCGACGCGCCCGACGACGATGACGACGACCTGCAAGACGCGATCGGTGAACTCGTCGCTGAACTACGCCGCAAGCGGGAGGGCGGATGACTGACCCGATCGAGCGTGCCATCGTGCAGCCCGCCGCCCGCGAGGCCCGCCGCTCGCATGTCCTGATCTACGCCGCCGGGGTCGCCGTCGTCGTGGGCGTGCTCGGCCTGGCGCTGCTGTGGTGGGCCCAGCATCAGCAGATTGACCAGCTCCGCGCCGACGGAAACACGACCGCGGCACAGGCCCAGCAGCTTGCCCAGCAGGTGCGTTCCCTCGGTGGCACCCCAGTGGTCCAACCCGCCGCGCCCGGCCCGCAGGGACCGCAAGGCCTACCTGGCCAGAACGGCGCTACCGGCCCGATGGGTCCACCCGGACCTGCCGGCGCGCCTGGGGTGACGGGACCAGCTGGACCTACCGGGCCGCCTGGTGCGCCTGGAGCAGACGGGAAAGACGGCGTGAACGGCCAGGACGGCGAAACCGGGCCCGCGGGACCCACAGGCGAAGCGGGCCCAGCCGGACCCGCAGGACCCCAGGGGCCAGCGGGACCGCCCGGCCCGGCGGGCGCCGCGGGCGAGCCGGGTCAACCGCCGTCGGGCTGGACCACCACCTACCCGGACGGCAGCACGGAGACGTGTAGCCGTGCGCCCAATTTCGACCCGGCCAGCCCACAGTACGAGTGCACCGTGCAGCCACCCGAGGGCGGCACGAAGAGCAGCAGCCAGGCGATCCTGCCGCAGGTCGCTCGACGCAGATCTGGAGGATCCTGATGCCCGACGGCATCGACGTTTTCACCGCATACCAGCAGGTCACAGACTGGCAGG